AGAAATTACCTGGTTGAGCAGCTTCTTTTATTACTCCGGCAAAAAATTTCTTACGATGTTCATCCAATCCTTCTCTAACATCTGCAAAGTCACTTCCTTCAATAAATTTTGAGAAAGCATTATTAATCATTGTAGGACTTTCGTTCTGCAATTTTCTTTTTTTCTTTAAAGAAATACCAATATAATGTTCTCGTACACCAACATTATCTGATTTTAAAATCAAATCAGATGAATTATAATCAGCCATACCAAAAGCATTAATCTTAAATTTTTCTACATCTGTGTGCCATTTATTACCAGTCAAATAAACAAACTCAGGTATTTTATTATTAAGGGCTTTGTTTCTAGTTGCTAATACAGCACCTATTACACCGGCTAAATCACTATATATTTCTTTCTCTTTTTTAGTATCTGTATTATTTGTTAAATCTATTTCTTTAATTAATCCATTTCTTGTTTGATTGCCAGCACCATCTTTAATCTTATTACTAGTTTTAAGAGTCTCTAGAGCAATAAGATATAAATCTTTAAATTTATTATTATCTGTTTTTGCAGCATTTAAATCATTAGTGGGAACAAATGATAATCCTGCATACAATCCTTCCGATGGTTCAAAAGCCATTAAAAAAAGAGGGGAGTTCTTCCCCTCTATTTATTATACATCCCCTTGTCTACGGTTCTCTGATTGGTGAACATCAAACTCACCACCAGGATAACGTGCTTTGAGTTTATCCACGTTCATCTCAATCACTTCATCCAGAGAAACATTAAGACCCATACATGCTTGTGCAACATACCACATGATGTCTCCAAGTTCTCGTTTCAAATGAAACATGTTCTCTTCGTTGACTGGTTTACCTTGAAAGATAATCTTCTTTACAACTTCAGTAAACTCACCTGCTTCTGCAGACATCCCTACAGCAGCAGTTAGAAGTCGGTGTGTTTCAAATCCTTCTCCACGAAGTTCTTGAATACGATACTCAAAAGCATCAGCATTTTTACTTGGTTCGGATGTAACGGCATTCACAAACTCAAGATATGCATCAGTGTTTACTTTCTTACTTGGTTCATTCACAGGAACGTTTTCTAGTGTGGCACCAGTGTCTGGATCAAAAAGATTAATTGTTTGTGTCATACTTTAAAACCATCGAAACTACGGAACTTTTTATCTAAGAGGTCAGTGTAATCATCTTCCTGACCTGAATTAACAATGTTCTGTTGAGCACTGTCTTCAACATCATACAACTTCATCTTTGATCTGTCAATACCTACAACAAATCTTTTGTTGGAATTATTGTCATTGTATCGATTCTTCAATTGCTTGACCATAATCTGATTCATCTCTTCCAGTTCTTCTGTAGAGATCAATGCAAACATAAGATCAGCGGTAGCGGGAAGACCAAAAGATTCACTGGTATCAGTAATTTCAACATCGGAACTACCATAACCAGAACGAGTTGTTTGTGTAGCAGAAACAATTGGTACATTGTATTCTACAGCAAGACCACGAATCTCTTCTGCAATTGCTTTAATAAAGGTGTATGAGTTCACAAGACCACCTTTAAATCTACTGGAAGAACAGATATTAAGATAATCAATAAAAATAATATCTGGAGCAAATCCTTTCTTCAATCCTAGTTCATTCAACAAACTCTTGAAGTGACCAGAATGTGCAGAAGCAGTAGGATACTCTTTGATGATAAGAGTTCCTTGTGTTTTCTTCAATACCTTCTGGACTTTTGTATCATACATTGGTTTAGGTAGATCAACCAAACCTCTGATATCTAAGTTGAAAAGATTTGCATCAATACGTTCTGCAATTCTTTCCTCTGCCATCTCTAGAGTAATGTACAATACATTTTTACCATCCAACAAACAACTAGCGGCTTGGTGACACATAAACAGTGACTTACCAACACCAGTTCCTGCAAGTGCAATGTTCAATGTTTTACGTGGAAGTCCCCCCTTTGTAATTTTGTTGAACATCTGTAGATCAAATTCGATCTTATCTTCTTTACGATGATAGAATTCATATCGAGCATCTGCATCACCAAAGTAATCGTGACCAACATGATCATCAAACGATATACTTAGAGCTTCCGAAAGAATAGATGGGATTGCATCACGACTCTTTGTCTTATCATTACCATCAGCAATCTTCACAGATTCCATCAGAGCAAGATAGACTGCACGTTCTTTACACCACTTCTCTGTGGTATCAATTAACCATTCCTGTTCCAGTTTTTCTTCACGAAAAATATTTAGAACTTCAATACATTCTTTAAAGATATCTTCCGAGATATCTTTTCTGTTTTCAATCTCAATGCTTAGAACAGATTTCGTCGGAAGAGTTCCATACGTTGTGATGTAAGAATTAATCTCGTCGAATACAATCCTTTCCGAAAATACATCAAAGTATGAGTCTTGAATAAAAGGAATAACCTTTCTCATATAGTCTTCATTGTAAATCAGATTAGAAAGAATCTTATGTTCAATCCTATCAATCATTCAGTATCACCTTCAAATGAACCGTAACTATACTCCTTAGAAGCACATTCGTCAAGTGCCTGCATAAGCTCTGGGGTGAAATATTTTTGTGGGTCTGCTAGAATAGTCTTTGCATAAGTTTTTACACCATTGATCTCATATCGGCCTCCAGACTTAGTAAAGACACCATACTTCTCACCAAGTTCAAGCAGACCATAGTATCGATCTAGACCACGATGATCATAGAACAAACGAGTCTGTACAATAGAATTCTCTTTGGTGAAACGAGACTTGAATGCTTTACACTTCACGATATTACCCACAACATCTGTACCATCCTTCTCCTTGGACTTAGACAGATAAACGATGGTAGAGGCGGCGTACTTAAGTCCAGAACCCCCTCCCATCTCTTTCATGGGTACGTAAGCACCCACCACGTCATAGGTGTGGTTAGTGACGATCAGAGGGATGCCTGCAGTCCCTAGTTTGAGTGTGAGGAGACGAAAGATAGACTTGGTGATCTGCGCCCTAGTCATGTCCCTGGTCTCTTTACCAGCGGTTGCATCCTCCAATTCTTTGGTAGTAGAAAGCATACCAAGACTGTCCAGAACAAACATTAATGGTGGACGATCTTCCTTCTTTACTTTCATATACTCATCAACAACTTTGATTGCTTGAGTACGAAACTCTTGAACAGTAGTAACAGGAACTAAACCAATTCGAGCGGTATCAATATTTCTATCTTTCATCATAGATTTGGTCACAGCAGATTCAGACTCAAAGTAAATTACTTCCCCAGTCGGATTCTGTTCTAGAAAAAATCGCACCATTGAAAGTGCGAAGAATGTTTTACCTGTACTCGATTCTCCAGCAAGAGCAGTGATCTTATTTGCGGGAAGTCCACCATAGATACTACCACTCAATAGGGCGTTGAATATGTAAGAACCAGTGTCAATAAACTGGTCGCAGTCAGCACCGACAATACCATCTTCAACGACTCCAGCATACTCATTGTCTAACTCTTTAATTACAGATTTAAGAAAACTCATAAAATACTCCTTGTTAAAATTATTCTACCATCAAACGAAGAAAGATTCAAGTGTTCCTCTCCTCTCAACTTGCCACCCGATGGTTTCCACAACGTTTTTCAACGGTTCGACAAAACTCTTTTCAAATTGTCTGTCGTAATCAATATACTTATCTAGGTTCAACTCTTTGGGTAGAGTTTGCAAATAAGCAATGATATTCTCACCAATTGGATTTGGAGTTTTCAAGTATACAAACTTGATTTTTTCTCCCTCCTGAATCAATGGATATTTATTCTGCAATTTCTTCTTAGAAATAAAGTGATTATACAGAATAGCACCACGCACTTGAATGGGTGTACCTTTCTTGTATAAATCAGCAGAACTCCGATATTTGTCTAGACCATTGCATCCTCTAGGGAATGAAATGTTTTCAATACCTTGTTCTCTAGATTCTTTACGAACATCATCAATGAATGAGATTAGATCATCATTAGTATTATTGATAATGATCGTAAATGCTTTCTTCAATTTATCTCTGAAGAATGCAGGAGTTGAAGATCTTGCAGTCTCCAATCCCATGATCTTAAGTTTTGGTTTTTCATATCTAACACCCTCACTATCCCACACGTTAAGAATATATCTTTTCTTTGCAGTCCAGATTCCACGGTCAGCAATGTTCTCCCGTTTCATCTGCATCTTTTGATCGTATGCGTTTACTTTGTCGGCCAACGTTTCATAAGAACTTTCAATATACTTTTCAAGTTCCATTTGACAGATCTTATCAAGGAACGTAACAATCTTATCATTAGAAGCCTTTCTCCCTTTGTATATGTGATCAACAACAGGACCCATATTAAGATAGATACTATCGGTATCAGAAGCAATAACATAGTCTTCCCCATCTGTTTTTAGTAACTTATTTAGATAACTATTCATCTTCATCTCAATCCAACGGATAGAAACTTGACCAGACAAAGTAATTGCTTCTGCATTTGCAATTCGGAAATACCTGAAGTATTCATTACCAATAGCACCATAAGCAGAGTTCAAAGAGATCTTCTTTGCCATCTGGATGTTATTACAACGAGAAATTTCTTTAGACAGATCTGTAGAAGGTGTATTTTCATATGCTTGTTTTGCAATAAGCATTTTCTTCTTGAAGATGACACGATCATCATACATTTTCTGCATCAACTTAGGAAGAAATCCTTGGAAGTCTTTTCTATATTGAGCACCATTCGCACACAAAGCATACTTCTCATCATAGAGAATAGGTTCATTCAAGATTTTATCCACAGTCACTGTAGGATGTTTATCTTCAACTAATGTCTCAGGTGAAATATTGTACTGCATAATCAAGTGAGGATACAAAGAGTTTAAGTCAAAACTTACAACCCAATCATAACGTCCTACTTTTGGTTCCTTGACATATGCACCAGCGTATGCAGAATCCTTCCTATGTGTAATTTTTGGTGGGACAACAATATTATCTTTCTTTAGATAATTGAAGATAATATTGTCCCAAGTTTTTACCTGTGAATATACATCTTCATAGTTTTCCTTTGCATCATATGCCATAGTCAGACACAACTCAATTAGTTTCATCTTGTCTTCCATACGGTCAACAAGTTCTACGTCAAGGATGTTATAGTCAATAAACTTTTGCCAGTTGTTTGTATAGAACGCTTTGAAGTTCTCAAACTCACTGTGGTCTAGTTTTTGTTGACCTAGTTCAACAAAAGCAATATGATCTAGACGATATGATTCTTGATTGGAATAAGTAAATTTTTTGTATAGATCAAGATAATCTAAACAAGAAACCCCACCAAGATCATAAGCGATATTTTTTCTTCCATGAATCTCGAACTCTCTGTAATTAATTAAATTCCAGGGAGAAAGAGAACGCATATGTTTCTCAGTAAATACTCGTTCTAATCTACGACAGATATATGGGATATCATATAGATATACATTCCACCCAGTAATAACATCTGGGGTATTCTGAACCCAGTGATTTAAAAATTTATCTAGAAGGTCTCTTTCACCATGACAATATATAAACTCAACATCATCACGACTGTTTTCATACTCTCTAGTGCCCCATACAATTAGTTTCTTTGTATTCATATCTTTGATAGTAATACAAAGAATGGATTCCGAAGCACTCTCTACATCAGGGAATCCATTTTCACACTCAACCTCAATGTCAAGACTGATGATATTCATCACTGACATATCAAATTTAATTTCATCTTGTGGATACTCATCAGCAATATACTGATACAAAAATCTTTCGTATCCATACACATCAAAGTTATCAACTTCAGAATACTTTTTCATGAAGTCCCGTGCTTCTCTAGGAGAAAGGAACTTGATTGGTTTTACATACTTTTCATCCAGTGTTTTAAATTTTGTTTCCTTTTGGGAAGTAACAAAAAGTACAGGATTAATTTTATCGCGATACATAACACGTTCACCATGTCGATATCCACGATAGAGAATTTGATTCCCTACTAGTTGAACGTTTGTATAAAAATTCATGAATTAACTGATTTCTTGTATAGATTTGCTACTTCGTCAGATGGAGTGGATATTGAAACGATGCGATTTGAATAGATCAATGTATCAGTTTCATCAGTATACAAAGGCCACTTTTTAAATGTCATTGTACCATCTATGTCAATGATCTCCCTACAGTTCTTTAAAAAACACGAAGGTTCTTCATCTAATTCTTCTACATCAGCTACAACAATTTTATTATTGATTAGTTCGATTACATGTAGGTTCATAGGGACTCCTTGTTTCAGCTATTTTACCACAAAAAAAGAGGGGCGTCAACTGGATTTTGCCAGTTGCCCCTCTGCGGCGACGATATTCAATTCTATTTATCTAATGTCATATGTTTTTAATTTTTGATGATCTGGAATTATTCTTTTCAGATCAACAATCAACATACCATTTTCAAATTTAACTTCTCCAACCTCAACATCGTCAGATAAGTTGAAACCTCTAGCGAAGGTACGAGTTGCTACCCCACGGTGCATATACTCTACATCATCAGTATCCTTCGCAGACTTGGACTTGATGATTAGAACATTGGTTTCTGTAGTGACTTCAATGTCATCTCTAGACCACCCAGCCAGTGCTAGTTCGATACGCCATTTAACGTTCGATTCCTTTACGATATTATATGGAGGATATGAACCACCAGGATTATCCATACCATATGAATGTAACCTGTGGAAAACATCATCAAGTCCAACACTGTATTTTCCTACAGCATCAAGAATTTTGCCCATATCACTGGACGTATAACGTGTAAGTCCCGTCATTGTTATGCTCCTAATTAAAGCGAGTTTGTTTTTATGATCCCCGAAGGCGATCAAATTTATTTATAGCAAAACATAAAAAATGGTACAGTGCGAAACCCGTACCATTATGTGGTATTTTCCGATTGTAGAGTGTGCCGCACGAAAGACACACAATTATTTATACTTGACTAAATAGTGTATGAGGTCTATAATAGACCTGTCGTTCA